ATGAAAGTAGCTGGTGAGGTCTATGGTCGTGGGCCGCTTATCACGGCTATGCCGGATGTTAAGACGCTCAATAAGACGCTTGAACTCTTGCTCAAGAACGCTGCTTTGGCGGTGTCTGGTGTCTATACAGCGGCAGATGATGGCGTAATCAACCCGCAGAACATCCGTATCGAACCGGGCGCGATTGTGCCTGTGGCTCGTAACGGTGGTCCTCAAGGTCCAAGCCTACAGCCATTGCCGAAGTCATCTGACTTCAACGTAGCCCAGATCGTCATCAATGATGTCCGTATGAACATCAAGAAGATGCTTCTGGATGATACGCTTCCGCCTGACAATATGTCGGCTCGGTCAGCTACAGAAGTTGTGCAGCGCAGAAATGAACTGGCTCAGAACCTTGGTGCAGCCTTTGGTCGGTTGATTACCGAGGCAATGATCCCGATTGTGAAGCGCGTTCTCTTTATCATGGACCAGACTGGTCTGATTGATATGCCGCTAAAGGTTAACGGTGGAGAGGTTAAGATAGTTCCAATCTCACCGCTTGCCCAAGCGCAGAATATGGATGAACTGAACGATGTCATGCAGTTTGCTCAAATTGTGGCTGGAATGGGACCAGAAGCCATGATTACGATCAAGCGTGACGAGATCATTGACTATGTAGCAGAGCGCCTAGGCGTCCCAGCAAGATTGCTTACGACTCAAGACGAGCGTGAGCAGATCGCGCAACAGGCCGCACAGGTTCAAATGGCTGCACAGCAACAACAAATGCAGCCGCAACAAGCCGGTAATCAGGAAGCACTGATGAGGGCAATGCAATGAGGAATGAATGGCTGACGAAAATAATGGACCGAATAAACAAAGAGATTTGGACACCCTTTACGCTCTGGTGTTCCAAAGCGAAGCTGGCGCTAAAGTTCTGGCTGACCTACGACAATCGTACCTAGAACAACCGACTTGGTTTCCGGGTGATGATGCGTCTCATGGATTCCACCGTGAGGGTCAGAACAGCGTTGTTCGTCAAATTGAAGGGCGTATCAAACGAGCGAGGACTTAATGACGGAAGATCAGACAACTCAGGCCGGTGAAGCCGATGGCCAAACCGACAACCAGAGCCTGCTAACTCCTGAAACTGACAAGGTTGAGACGAAAACTGAGGTAGAAATCCCACATCGGGAACTTACCGACGAAGAAAAAGCGGCTCAACAACCGGAAGAAGACGAGATACTGGAACGTCCAGAGTTTTGGCCAGAGAATTTCTGGTCGGAAGCAGATGGTCCAGATGTCGAAGCCCTAGCAAAGTCCTACACTGAACTCAGGGCGAAGTTCTCTCAGGGCCAACACAAGGCTCCAAAGGACGGCAAATACAACACAGAGACATTCAAGGCAGCTAATGTGCCTGATGATGACCCTGTTTTGCAAAGCTATCTTGCAACTGCGAAAGAACTCGGACTATCTCAGGATGCGTTCGAAAAGATTGCCAAGTCGTATCTTGATAACGTGACCGGCGCACTGGAGAAAATCCAAGTAGATCGGGAATCGGAACTCAAGAAGCTCGGCAACCGCGCTGATGACATTATTAAGGCAAACAATCAGTGGCTCGGCAAACTGGGTCGTTCAATTTTGAACGAAGCAGAGTTGAACGCTGTTGCTCAAGCCTCCACCTCGGCGGCTTTTGTGTCGGCTCTCAATAAAATTCGTCAGGCATCTGGTGAAATGACCATCCCGACTGCCGGTGTTGCAACCGACCAGTCTGTATCACGGGATGATCTCTATGCGATGGTTGGAGACCCTAGATATGGTAAGGATATGGCGTTCACACGCAAGGTAGAGCGTATGTTTGCCGAAGCCATTCCGGGTTAATTTGACACTTTTGGGCGGGTGGACTAAATATTCACCCGTCCGATAACCGAAAGGCCGGGCATTATGGTTGGGGAACCACAAAATCCCAAGTAAACGGCCCGTAAGGATAACCGTTGCGTGAGTAAACCTTAACCTCGAACGGAGCGATCCAAATGGCACAGCTTATTTCTAATGCCTTTGTTACGCTGTTCGACGCGGAAGTAAAGCAAGCCTATCAAGCGTCACGCGCTTTGGCTGGCCTCGTCCGTGAGCGCAACGGTGTCGAAGGTTCTACAGTAAAGTTCCCGAAAATCGGCAAGGGTTCGGCCACAATCCGTGTCCCGCAGACCGATGTTTCGCCGCTTAACGTCAGCTATTCACAAGTCACCGCTACAATGGCTGACTGGAACGCTGCCGAATACAGCGACATCTTCCAACAGCAGAAAGTCAACTTCGACGAACGCCGTGAACTTGTTCAGGTCGTGTCGAACGCGATTGGCCGCCGTATGGACCAAATCATCCTCGACGCTCTTTCAGCTTCAAGCACATCGCTTACGGTTGCTAACAGCATCGGTGGCTCAACGACCAACCTCAACGTGGCAAAACTCCGCCGTGCTAAGAAGTTGATGGACGCTAATAACGTCCCAATGGAAGGCCGTGCAATGATCATCTCGGCTTCTGGCCTTGAAGGTCTTCTCGGTGAAACTCAGACGACATCGACCGATTACAACTCGGTTCGTGCGCTCGTTTCGGGTGAAATCGACACCTTCCTCGGCTTCAAGTTCGTGACGATTGGCGACCGCTCAGAAGGCGGCTTGCCGATTGACGGTTCTCTTGACCGCACCTGCTATGCGTTTCACCGCGATGCAGTCGGCATGGGTATCGGCATGAACCAACGCACCGAGATCAACTATGTCCCTGAAAAGACATCGTTCCTCGTAAACTCCATGTTCTCTGCCGGTGCAGTCGCCATTGACGACGAAGGCATCGTCAAGATCACCTGCCGCGAATCGTAAGAAGGAGATTGAACTATGGCTTTTGATTCTGCTGGCTGGAATACTATCGCAGCTAACAAGTCCGGAAATGCTCCGTCTTTGTATAGCTACAAGTCCGCCGATACACAGGCTACAATGAACACGGCTGCATACTTCAATTCAGTCGCGTCCATCGTAAAAGTCGGTGACGTTCTTTTTCTCTACGACACGACGACACCTTCGCTCGTCATTTCGTATGTGAACCAGAACACCGGAACTGCGGTGGACATCGCTGACGGCACGACTATCTCAGCTACCGACACTGACTAATCCAGTGTCCTTGTGAGTATTGAGAGCCCCGATTTGGTCATCCGAGTCGGGGCTTTCTTCTTTGAGCAACTCATAATATAAATATCGCAGCTTCGGAGTTCTCGAATGGCAACCGGCGATACCAAACTTAAAATCTGTAATGACTCCCTCATCATGTTGGGAGCCAACATTATTACCAGTTTCAGTGACGGTTCATCGGCTGCACAGATCACCGACCGTCTTTATGACGATATTAAGGTTATGCTACTGTCGATGTATCCTTGGTCTTTCTCAATGAAGAAGGTCCAACTGGCTCGGCTGGAAACAACTCCTGTTACCGAGTGGAAGTATGAATACGCTTTTCCGGGCGATCTGATTGCCGGGGCTCGTGCGCTGTTCATCACGACATCAGCCGGTGGCCGTCCTGTAACGGGCTGGGAAAAGATCGGCAACAAGATACAGACGAACTACGAGTCAATCTGGATCGACTATCAGTATGATGTGTCAGAAGATGCTCTGCCTCAGTATTTCGTCCAACTGCTCAAGTATTTCCTATGCTGGCACTTCGCGGAGCCTGTGACTGACCAGATTTCCAAGAGCCAGTATTGGTCAAACATGGCTGTCGGTTCGGCAATGGATAATGGTCGTGGCGGTTACTTCCGTCAGGCCAGCATGATTGACTCGCAGAACCAGCCTAACCAAGTGATTGAGGACTATTCTCTCGTCGCCGTGAGGTATTGATGACTAGAATCCTCAATATCCAGACTAACTTTACAGTCGGGGAGGTCGATCCACTTCTGCGTGGCCGTATTGACCTTAACCAATACTATTCCGCTTTGAAGTCGGCTGAGAATGTCGTGGTCATCCCGCAGGGTGGTGTTCGTCGTCGTCCGGGTCTTAAGTTCATCTATGATCTACCTGCCAGCGCAGCCAACGGTGTGTCTCTAGTTTCGTTCGAGTTCTCGGTTGCAGACTCTTATATGTTCGCAATCGTCAACCAGCGCATCTATATTTTCAAGAATGGATCGCTAATCACGAACATCAATGGTACTGGCAATGCTTATCTAGCTGCCTCGACGCTGACATCAGCTATTTTACCTAATCTAAAATACGCTCAATCAGCCGATACTATGATCTTCGTGCATGAAGACCTTGCTCCATTGAAGTTAGTTCGTGGTGCAAGTGATTCATTATGGACTATCAGCACAATCACGTTTGATTATTATCCTCACTATGCTTTTTCTCCGACATATACTAGTCCGACAACGACATTAAATCCTACTGCTACAACTGGTTTTACAGAATTTACTACTGGTAGTGGTGTATTTTCAGCAAGTGATGTTGAGCAATATATCAATATCAAGGATGGATATGGATATGGTCGCGCTCGAATTGTAAGTTATGTTAGTGCGACAAAAGTTAAAGCAATGATTGAAATACCATTTAGTCAGACGACAACATTTACTTCTGGCGAATGGGAAATAGAACGTGGGTATGAACACGTTTGGTCATCAACTCGTGGTTATCCTAGAAGCGTTACATTCCACGAAGGTCGTCTATTCTTTGGTGGGTCGAAGACAAGGCCATCTACCCTCTGGGGTAGCCGCGTAGGTGATGTATTTAACTTCGATAAGCAACAAAGCAACGATGATGACGGGTTGGAAGCAACTCTTGATGTCGATCAGTTCAATGCGATTGTCGATATTTTTTCTGGCCGTGACTTACAAATCTTCACGACTGGTGCTGAGTTCTACGTCCCGCAGGGTCTAGGTGATCCGCTCACTCCGGCTGCCTTTGTGGTCCGTGTGGCTACTAGAAACGGTATGCTTGAAGGTGTGCCGCCTGTAGGTCTTGAGGCTGGAACGCTCTATGTTCAGCGCGGTGGTAAG